GCAAGTCTTCACAGTATCGTGATGTGTGCAGCTGCAGCAATTGAACAAGCCATTAAGTATGCAGCGCAGTGGTTAAAGCTGGATTCGACAAAATATTCATTTACGGTTGAACCTGAGTTTATTGTGCAGGTCACGGATATTAATCTTGCAAAACAGCTTTATGAGGGTGCTATTTCAGGGAAAAACTCTTTCCGCACATATTGGGAATACCTGATGACAGGTAAATTACCAGCTCACGACTATCAGGAAGAAGTGAAGCGGGTAGAAATAGAGCGTGATAACACTCCTTTGTAGAGGTGATGTATGGCTTCAAAAGAAGATAAATCATTGATTGAAGTACTTACCCAACATCAGGCGTATTTATATCGGGTGTCTTCTCAATCTGTTAATGAGCTATTAAAAATCTTTAATGATGAGTCAGCATTAATGTTGGCAAAGCTTCGGGATTTGCTTGATGAATTAAATGATTCTGAAAAGATGGCTCTAGCAAGTGGGCAGTACACTACAGCTAATCTGAAGGAAGTTCGTGATCTGATTGCTCAGTGGTTTATAGGACTAAATATTGCATTACCTGAAGCTTTCGCTGTTTCTGCTACTGCCTTGGCTGTTTATGAAGCCAATTACACGGCGAAGCTATATGGTGGCAAGATCAAAAAGCCAAATGGTGAAAAGCTATATGCCGCAGCTAAAAAAATACCATTGGTAGGTGGGGCTCTTGTTGATGATCTGCTATCCAGAATTGCTGAAAATGCCCGTCAAAAGGTTGAGTATGCAATTCGGGATGGTATCAACTCAGGTAAAACAAATCAGGAAATAGTTCAGCGCATTCGTGGTACCAAACGGCTTAATTATGAGGATGGGCTTTTAAGTAGCTCTAAGACTGATATCGATCGTACAGTGAGGACAGTTCGTAGTCATGTGGCCAATCAAGCATATCTAAATAGCTTTAACCAGATTGGCTTTGAATACGTAAGACTGGTAGCAACTTTAGACGGAAGAACTTCAAAACTTTGTGCAACTCTTGATGGTTCCGTATGGGAGATTAACGATCCAGCAAAGCGTGTACCGCCGTTGCATCCTAATTGCCGAAGTATTTTGGTACCAGTCGAGAAAGACGGCCAACTTGTTGGCGAACGTCCATTTGTAATGGATGAACGTCGAGTTAAAGACATCCCGAAAGAAGAGCGTAGCCAGTTAATAGGGCAGCTAGATGCCAATACTACGTTTAGAGAGTTCTTCAAGAAGACAGATGATTTCTTTCAAAGAGAATGGTTGGGGCCGAAACGTTACAAGCTCTATAAGGAAGGAAAATTTGATTTTGATAAGTTCTTCGATCCAGAGGGGCGGTTATACATATTGGACCAACTTCGAAAGTTGGATGAGCAAACCTTTAAGGAGTTGGGCTTATGAGTGAGTCAAGACATTTAGTGCTAAAGCGTCACCCTACTTTGAAAGGTTATCTGGTTATTTGTGATGAAGAAACTGGACAACCTCTAGCTGGACAGAGAGCAGTACAGATGAATTCTGATGCCTTAAATGGACCCGCAACAATTACTGTAACTTTTGAAGCATATGGTGCTCATGGTGTTCGCTTAGTGAGTGATGCACCAAGGCCAAATCAAACAAAGGAAATGTAGCGAAAGGTATTACAAATGTCTGAAAAGCAAATCACTATGTCAGATGCTCAATATATTCTGAGCACAAAATTAATTCTGGTGCCATTTCTTCAAATTAAGATTTCAAGAGCCATGGCAATTTATGGTTTTACTTTTGAAAGATTAAAAGCAATTGCACTCATCAATTAGAACTTAATTTTTAACCTTAGCACCTTCGGGTGCTTTTTTTGTGAGAAGAAAATGATCAAAGAAGTAACAGAGCAAGAGTTAGCTGAAAAGTCTGTGGCACCCCGAGTAACTAAAGCGCAAATTGATTCATTGATGGAGCGTGTTACATATACGGTTGAGCAACGCCCCGGTGGCACGACATCTACTTTTGTCCATGCATTTTTAGATGGAAAGTTTTTCTTAGCAACGGGTTTTAGTGCATGTGTGAATGCTGAAAACTTTGATGCTGAAATTGGTGAGCGTATGGCTCGTGGAAATGCAGAATAGTCAGCTGAAAATAAACTTTGGGAGCTAGAAGGCTACCGTTTATTTGCAACAAATTACTAAGTTTTCAATCGAAATTTAGCGTCCTTAGGGGCGCTTTTTTAATGCCTTGAGATAAGGCTTTACCCAAATCAAACGAGAGGTTTGAACATGTCATTGCCATTTATTGTTGATTCACTTGATGCAATCAAAGAAGAACACCGAGCTTTATATGTCGAGGAAAACGGGAAGTTTCGCCTTGATCTAGAAGGCTATGAAGATCCAAAAGGTTTGAAATCTGCACTTCAAAGCGAGCGTGAGGCTGCAAGAACTGCAAATCGACAACTTCAGGAACTTCAAAAACAATTTGAGGGAATTGATCCTGAAATTGTTAAGAAAGTCTTTGCCCAACTTGACCAAGATGAAGAGGCCAAATTAATCGCAGACGGCAAAGTTAATGAAGTGATTCAAAAGCGCACCGAGAAGATGCGTGAAGAACATGAAAAGTTACTGAAAGCCGAAAAAGAACGTGCTGATAAAGCCGAAACTTATGCTCAAAAGTTCAAGCAATCAGTGATTCAAAGCCAAATTGTGCAGGCTGCAATTGAACTTGAAGCATTGCCAGAAGCGACCCCTGATATCGCCTTTTTAGCTCAGTCAAAATTTGCATTAGATGAAAACGGCAAAGCTGTGGCAGTTGATGAAAACGGGGAAGTAGTCATTGGTAAAGACGGCCAGACACCGATGACCCCAAAAGAATGGGTTGAATCTCTACGCGAGCAAAAACCGTATTACTGGCCTAAACCAAATGGTATGGGCGCACCAGGTAGTAACAATTCAAAAGGTCAGCCAGACATTCTCAAAGCAGATGGCTCGGTAAATATGACCAAATTGGCGCAATTACGAAATGAAAACCCGCAACTAGCTAAAGAGCTAGCGGCAAAACACGGTATTAAACTTTAAGGAGTAAAGCCTAATGGGCGATACAAAAATTGCTGATGTAATCGTACCCGAGTTATTCACTCCGTACGTATTAAATAAAACTGCCGAAAAGTCTGCATTATGGCAGTCTGGCATTGTTGGGGATTTAGATGTAGATGTAGCTTTCGGAACAGAGGGTGGTACTACTGTAAATATCCCATTCTGGAATGATTTAAGCGGTGAGTCAGAAGTACTTTCAGATTCAAAACCTTTATCTGTAAATAACATCACTTCAGGCAAGGATATTGCGATTCTTCATGCACGTGGTAAAGCATGGGGCGCTAATGATTTGGCTAAAGCATTATCTGGTGACGATCCACTTGGTGCGGTTGGTGATCTGGTGGCAGATTACTGGTCGCGTGAGTTTCAAGGTTTTACCGTAAATACCCTCAAAGGTGTATTCGGGGCGGCCAGCATGGCAGGTAATACCCATGATATTTCGGCAGGAACTGGAGCTGCAGCTGTAATTGATGGCGTATCTTTTGTTGATGCTTCTTATAAGTTGGGTGATGCCGTAGATAAATTAACGGCTATTGCAATGCACTCGGCAACCATGGCTGCTTTAGCTAAGCAAGGCTTAATTGAAACTGTTCGAGATGCTGATGGTGTGGTTCTCTACAAAACCTTTATGGACCGTCGTGTGATCGTTGATGATGGTATGCCAGTGGAGGGTGATGTCTTTACTTCATTCCTGTTTGGTCAAGGAGCAATTGGTTTCCAAGATATTGGTGCACCGGTTGGTGTAGAAACAGACCGTGATAGTCTTGCTGGTACTGACATTCTTATTAACCGCCGTCACTTTGTGCTACATCCTCGTGGCATTAAATGGGCAGGTGATACAGGTATTGCACCTAATAATGCCGGTCTTGCTACAGCCGGTAACTGGGAACGTGTCTACGATCCTAAACAGATCCGTATTGTGGCATTCAAGCACAAGATCAAATAACAAAAAGGCGGGTAACACCGCCTTATCTTTTTGGAGATCCACATATGGGACTTTCATCATTTAACCGTGCACGGGAAAGACAACAAATGACAGAAACAAAAATTGCTGAACTCGAAGAACAACTGGCAACAGTAAAGGGCGAATTTATTGCCTTTCAAAATGATACCGAAGCAATGAAAGCACGTATTGCTGAACTTGAATCAGGTGAAGGT